TTTTTAGAACCGCATAAAGGGCAAATTATTTGGTGTCCATTTGATAAAGAAGATAGTGAATTTGTAAAGGTTTTGACCTCTAATGGTTATGACGTGGTTTATTCACATGTTGACAATGGGCAAAATTTTTTTATTTATGAACCTCATAAGTTTGATTTATGTATAAGTAACCCACCGTTTCAAGATAAGAAAAAGACGTTTGAAAGGTTGTTGTCATTTAATAAGCCGTTTGCGATGCTTATGACATTAACTTGGCTTAACGATTCTGCACCGAAACAATTATTTAGAGAAAAAGATTTACAACTTTTGATGTTTGAGGAAAGAGTTAAATATAAAAATGCGAGCGAAGATAAAATAAATTTTAGTTCTGCTTATTATTGCTATAATTTTCTGCCGAAACAAATAATAATGAGGTCACTAAAGGAAGATAAGAGGCAACTAAAACTTTTTACTTGACAAATAATTATATGTAATATAGAATAAACCTTACAGGAGGTGAAAAGATGAAACAACCAAAAGAAGGCGGACGTTTATTAGCGGACGTAGGCGAAGAAAGAAAGCAAAGTTTATATAAAAAGCTATTGGATTTAAAACAAACATATAAAGAGTGGTTAATTAAGACTATAGATAAATTTTTAGAAAGTGAGGAATAATAATGAGTTTAATCAAGCGAAAGGAAGAATTACCAATCAAAGAAACTGTTTTGGGTGCTATATATGGCATCCCAGGTGGCGGCAAAACTACATTGGCATTATCTATGCCCCAACCACTGATTTTAGATACAGATATGGGCTTATATCGTGTTCAACCAGAATATAGAACCGATAGCGTGCCGGTTAAAAAATATCAAGACATATTGGATGTTTTAAGTGAAGATTTAAGCGGTTATCAGACTATTGTGGTTGATACTTTGGGCAAATTGGTTGATTTAATAGCAGATAAAATTTGTGCCGATAACCCAAAGTTTGTTCAACCAGACGGTACAATGTCTTTAAGGGCTTGGGGTTTAATTAAAATTGAATTTAAAAGGCTTATTAAATCTATTGAAAAATTGAACAAAAACTTTATTCTAGTTGCCCACGAAAAAGAAGTTATGGAAGGCGAAACTAGAATTATTAGACCAGATGTAAGTGGAAGTGCTGCTAAAGATATAATTAAAGAACTTGATTTTCTTGGTTATATGGAAGTTATAGGTCGTAAGCGTAGTATATCTTTTGCGCCATCAAGTAAATTTTATGCTAAAAACTCATTAGGTTTAGATAGCTATGTTGAAATACCTATACTTGCTAAAGGTGATAATAATACGTTTTTAACCGATTATATCCTTAAACCGACTATTGAAAGACGTAAGAATGAGTTTAAGGCAAGTGTTAGTTATGAAGAAGTTTTGAAACAAGCTGATGAGATTATTGCAAAAGAAGGCGTAACTGAAGCAAGCAAAGAGAAACTTCGTGCGTTGCCAAAAATCAACGATAGTAAGTTGCAGATTAAAGATAAAATTGATAAATGGGAAAAAGTAAATGCAAAAGCTTAAATTTTATCTGACACCAAGTCTATTGAATACATGGATAAAAGGTTACGATATTGAGGCTACAATAAAACGCTTGCCTAAAGAAACAAACGAGGTTATGCAAGCAGGTATTGAGTTTGAGCGTAAGGCAATAGATGGTGAAATAGAAGAACTTAAACCGATAGTTGAAAATTCGTTATATCAGGCTTTTTTATGCAAAGAGTGTGAAGGCTATATGTTATTGGGCTTTGCAGATTGCATAAAAGGTGATACAATTTATGATTTTAAATATGTAAAATCGTACGATTTGGGTAAATATAACGATAGTGTTCAACACTTAATATACCTCTATTGTGCTGATATGGAGAAGTTTGAGTACATTGTTGGTTGTGGAAACGATATATATTTTGAAAAGCAACCAAGAGATGATGAGCTTTTAAAAGTAAAAGTTAGACAGTTTTCTAATTGGCTCGATAAGGTTGGTTTAAGAGAAGATTACGAAAAAAATTATAGTGTAGAAAGATACAAAGAACAAATAGATAATTACCTTGAATGGTAGAAGGAGAAATTTATGTTAATAACATTCAAAGATAGCCAAGAGGCTACAAAAAATTCATTCAAAGAATACGCAGAAGGCGTATATCAGGTAAAAGTTGTTAAAGCAACTGACGGGACTGCAAATAGTGGTACTGAATACCTTGAAATTGAATTTGAAACAATGGGTGAGGATGTGTTTAAAGTGAGAAATCGTTTTTATAAATCACCTAAAGCATTGTCAATTTTACTTAATTTTTTGAGTGCAATAGGTATTTATGACCCTAATAGTAAAGAAGATTTAAGATTTGAAAATGACGATTTGCTTGGTTCAATTCTAAAAGTTGAATTTGTTAAGGGTGAAGCTAATGAAAACGGTAGGCAGTATCTTGAATTGAAGCCCTGGTCTTGTGAAGGCGTAAGTGGTGTGGCTACACCTAAAAAAGCAGAGAAAAAGGCTGAAGTAGTCCAAGATGACGAAAATGACCCGTTTTAAGCAATACAACTAATCGGTAGGCAGTTCAATACTGCCACCGATTTTTAGAGAAGTGAGGTGAATAATGAAGAAATTTGTTACTCCAACAGGAGAAATTTGTATTATTGAAGGTGATAAAGGTAAATTAGAATTTGTATCTTTGCATGATTATGGTAAAGCAAAGAATATAAAAGCAGATTTTTTGGGTTATACAAAAGAAATAAACCAAGTACCACATGGGGAGTTATTACCTTTGACTGAAAAATGGGTAGTAACAGTATCAACTCAATACGGATGTTCAATGAATTGTAAATTTTGTGATGTTCCAAAAGTTGGTAAAGGCATAAATGCAACTTATGACGATTTAAAAAATCAAATTTTATCTGCGTTATCTTTGCACCCTGAAATTAAAGAGACTAAAAGGTTGAATATACATTATGCAAGAATGGGTGAACCAACTTGGAATAAAAATGTTTTAGATTTTACGAAAGATGTTAGAAAGATTATAAAACCTTATATTGGGAGAAGTTTGGTACATCCTGTAATATCAACTATGTTACCAAAAGACAATAAATTTTTAAATAAATATCTTAACGAATGGATAAATATTAAAAACGATTTATTTAGAGGTGATGCAGGTTTACAATTTAGTATAAATACAACAAATGATGATTTACGAAAAGAATTGTTTAGTAATAATTCTTTAACACTTGAAGAAATATCAAAAATTGGTGATATGTTAGATGAACCAAAAGGTAGAAAATATGCTTTAAATTTTGCATTAGGTGATAATTTTGAAGTTGATGCAGAAAAATTAAGAGATTTATTTAATCCAAATAAGTTTATGGTTAAAATAACACCTATACATATAACTAATGCTTGTAGAGAAAACAATATAGAAACCAAAAATGGATATTTTGACTATACTCCATATAGAGATATAGAAAATAAACTTATAAAAGTTGGTTTTGATGTATTAGTCTTTATACCAAGTATTAAAGAAGATATAAGTAGAATTACTTGTGGTAATGCAATATTGAGTGATAGTTGGTTAAAGTTGTAGTTCCCATTTGCGAGAGGAGGTGATGCCGAATGAACTTATATCCACATCAAAAAGATGCGTTAGAAAAATCAACTATGTTTAATAGAGTTGCTTACTATTATGATATGGGTTTAGGTTAGCAAAACCTTCATCGGTAGTGAAAAAATGCGACAATTAGACCATAGAGTAAATCTTTTGGTTTGTCAAAAATCAAAGGTAAAAGATTGGTTAGAGCATTTTAAGACTTATTATTCGGAATATACGATTAAAGACCTTACGAAAAATAAGGTTTTTAATGAGGGAAATAACGGAAAGTATATTGGTGTTGTTAATTACGACATTGTTTATCGTAGAGAAAACCTTAAAAAACTAAATCATTTTACTTTAATGCTTGATGAAAGTAGCGTTATAGCAAACGAGAAAACAAAAAGGTCAAAAGCAATACTTAAAATGGGTGCGGATAATGTAATTTTATTATCAGGTACTCCTGTTAGTGGAAAGTATGAGAAACTTTATAGCCAATGTAAACTGCTTGGTTGGAATATAACTAAGAAAGAGTTTTATGACAGATATATTGTAACTAAAGATTTTCAACGTCCGAATATGCCTTTTGCTATAAAGATAGTGGTTGATTATAAAAGAGTAGATGAGTTAAAAGACAATTTGAGAAAACATGGTGCTTTCTTTATGAAAGCAGATGAAGCGATAACTTTACCGTTGCAGAATTTTATAACTATAAAGTGTGAACAAATACCTGAATATAAGAAGTTCAAGAAAGACAGAATTGTTACTATTGAAGATAAAGAAATTGTAGGTGAAAATATATTAACTCAAATGTTAGGTGAAAGGCAGTTATGTTCTCAATACAATAGACATAAATTACAGGCGGTTAAAGACCTGTTAAATGATACAGACGATAGATTAATCGTTTTTTATAATTTCACCGCAGAAAAGGACATTCTCGCTCGTCTAGTGGAACGTCCGATAAGTTTAGTCAATGGTGAAAAACGAGATTTAGAAAATTATGAGAAATATGATAATTCTGTAACTTTTGTCCAGTTTCAAGCGGGTGCTAAAGGGCTTAACTTGCAGAAAGCCAATAAAATCATATATTTCAGCTTGCCTTTGAGTTGTGAAAACTATATGCAGTCGCAAAAAAGAGTTCATAGGATAGGGCAAGACAGACCTTGTTTTTACTATATACTTGAAACTGAAAATAGTATAGACGGTAAGATTTTAGAGGCATTGAATAGGCAAGAGGATTATACAAACGCACTTTTTGAGGAGCAAGAATAAATGGCAGAAGAAAAAAAACTTGAAAACCGAATAAAGAAGTGGCTAACTGAAAAAGGTTGTTATTGGGTAAAATACTTTGGGTGTGCTTATACAAGGTCAGGCGTCCCCGATTTGCTTTGTTCTATAAAAGGTAAGTTTGTTGCTTTAGAGTGTAAAAGCTCTGTCGGCAAGTTATCCGAATTACAAAAACACGAAATAAGAAAAATAAGCAATAGTGGTGGTTATGCTTATTGCGTAAGTCCTAAAAATTGGGAAGATGTCAAGCAAGATATAGAGAAAATAATGGAGGAATAAATGGCTAAATTTTTAGATGTTACAAAGCAATATAAAGTAAACGGTGTGTTTTTAGATTTAATGGCTAAAATTAAGGCTTGTTATGAGCAACCTACTATCATTTATAAAACAAGCGAAATAACTAAAGAACAAATAGAAATGATGAAAGATTTTAGGTATATACCTTCAAATGATAATGAGGAAGTAACTATATTACCTTTTCCTGCTGAAATATCGAATTTTTTAATTGGCAAATTAATTTCGGAATTTGAGAAATGTGAATGGGAGGAAGTGTAATGGGAATATACATTAAACAAACAAGGAAAAAAGATAAAGATAGTGGTTATAGAAGATTTTTAGTTGAAGATGGTAAAGGTTTTACTTCTGATACAGCTGATGTAGTTGATATTGAAGTTGATAAATGGGGACATGATATAAAATTAGAAATTTTAGATAATGGTTTAATCCATTTTTGGTCGCATAGTTTTGATTTAGAATTGGTACAACCGTTTTGTTCAACTGCAATAATTCAATTAAAGGAGAAAGAATAATGCCAAGTAAGAAAACAGGACTATTTTTAAATTCGATTAGTGAACCCATTGTTAATGAGGTTATGCAAAAGTATGGATATACAAAGATAAGTAATGCTATTAATTTTATTATCCAAGAATATAGTCGTTTGACACAAGAAGAACCCAAAGAACAACAACTCCCCGAACCTGTGGAAGAAAAGGTTGCGAAAAATTTGTCGGATTGGTTTGTTAGTGAGGAGAAGCAGTAAATTGATTTTTTTATTGTTTTATAGTAGAATTTAATAGGCGATAGGTTCGCTACCGACAAGCATACGTTCTGGGTATGTTTCGCCTATTTATTAGACCAGATACAATTCGGCAGAGGAGTTGGCTTATGCAAGAACAAGAAATTTGGAAAGATGTAGTAGGGTATGAAGGACTTTATCAAGTGAGTAATTTGGGTAGAGTTAAGAGTGTTGCAAGAGTGATTTATAAAGATTGTACTAATCATCCGACAATAAAATCACAGTATGCAAAATACAAATGTGGTGATGTTATTATGCAACCTTTTCTCAAGAAAACAGGATATTATACTGTTTCATTAACAAAAGACCACAAAAAGAAAACTAAAATGATACATCAATTAGTAGCAAAGGCTTTTATCCCCAATCCCGAAAATAAAGAAATGATAAATCATATAGATTGTAATACATTAAACAATCGAGTGGAAAACCTTGAATGGTGTACGAATAGCGAAAATCAGATACATGCTATGAAAAATGGGTTAAAAGTAGACTTTGGTGCAAATCACCCAAATAGTAAACTGACAGAAGATGATGTTCGGTATATTAGAGAACATTATATTCCAAAGGATAAAGAATATGGTTATGTTCCTTTAAGTAAAAAATTTGGTGTTCATACTTCAACAATAAATAGTATTGTTACTTATAAAAGGTATAAGAATGTCTTATAATAGCGTTATGACAGAACAAATTACACAAGAGAAAAAAAAGACACGAGAGGATTTTAATTTATCAGATAAGCAAAAGAACTTATTAGATAGAATAAAAAATGAAGGACATAGAATTGCCCATTTAGTCGGTTTTGAAAAATTTAATGAACTTCATGCAAAATGGATACAAAATATGTGGAAGTCAGACGACATCTACGTTTTGAAGGCTTCGAGGGGCAGTTATAAATCTTCTGTATTAACACTTTATATCGCTTTGCTTATTTTATGTAAACCAAATAAGACAATAATCTTTATGCGTAAAACTGACAATGACGTAAAGGAAATTGTTGAAAAAGTGTCAAAGATTTTGCATACTCCACAGTTTCAAGCATTTTCTCAAATACTTTATGGACATGGTTATAATTTTACAAAAGATACTGCTTTTGAAATAAATACAACTTTAAAATCAGATTTAGGTGGTAAATCACAACTTATTGCTCTTGGTTCAAGTGGTTCATTAACAGGTAAACACGCAGATTATATTATTGTAGATGATTTGTGTAATATTCGTGATAGGACTAGCCATGCTGAAAGAGAAAGAATAAAATTAGTATGGATGGAATTACAAAACGTAAGGAATAGAGGAGGGCGTACTATTGCTGTTGGAACAAATTGGCATATTCAAGACGTATTTAGTTTAATGCCCCCTGCTGATATTTATACTTGTTACGATTGTGTTAAATATGGAATAATGACAAATAAAGAAATTGAGAATTTAAAGAAAACAATGACGCCTGCCTTATTTGCGGCAAACTATGAATTGAAATTTATTGCTAATGAAGATGCTATATTTACGGATATTCATTATATTAAACCATCTGACATGACAGAGCAAGAAATAAAAGACGGGGTAAAACCAAAAGATTTAATGGACGGTTGTGTGGCTCATTTGGACGCAAGTTATGGTGGTGATGATACAACGGCTTTAACTTTGATGAAAAAGCTATCTGATGGCAGAATTATTGCATTTGGAAAAGTATGGGACAAACATGTAAAACATTGTATGAATGATGTATCTATGCTTTGTAATTTTTATAATTATCGTTGTTTATGGATGGAAACAAACGGCGATAAGGGTTATTTGGCAAAAGAATTTCGTGATAGAGGTATGAAGGTCATGACTTATCATGAAAAAATGAATAAAGATGTTAAAATACAAACTTATTTATATGGTGCATGGCAAGATATACTGTGGCTAGAGGAAACAGATGGCAATTATGTAAATCAAGTTATGGATTATACTGAAAATGCAGAAATTGTGGACGCACCTGATAGTGGTGCTTGTGCTTGTAGGTTATTAACATCACGACAAGCAAAGGCTATAGAGGGCTTAAAAATTTAGGTTATAATAGAAATATGAAAAAATATATTATTTCAAATGAAACGGAGATAAACCCAATTAACGTAGCCAATTGGCTAGATACATTCACAAGCGTAATACAGCCCAGGTTGTTGTATTTAGATAGTTTTTATCAAGGCGAAGATGAGATTATGAAATATCCCTTTGAAAAAAGAGATGTTAATAGCCAAATTCATGTCAATCTTGCTTATATGACAGTACAGAATATAGTTTCTTATTGTTTTGGTAAAGTACCTACGCAAGATTATAGTAAGGATTTTAAATATGGCAAATATATTGATGATTTGAAATTTAGAAATAATGAAATTTTGGAAGATAAGGCTTTAGAAAGTGATTGTTCACGTTTAGGTCTTGCTTATGAATTTGTTGGTGTAAGAGAAACAAAAAATGGTAAAGAACCGTTTTATAAACGAATTGACCCATTTACTACATTTTTAGTTGTTGATGATACTATTTTAGAAAATGAAATTTGTTATATTACTTATTCGATAGTTATGCCTAAAAATAAAACTGCTTACAAAAAAGGTTATATTTATACAAAAGGCGAAATAATAGAATTTGATACCAAAAACGGTTCGGTTGCTCTTGGCGAAAAAGAAACTAATAACGCATATCCAGACGATTTCCCAATTGTTATGTATAAGAATAACGACAATAATTTTGGTGATTATGAACCGGCTTGTGAAATATTAAGTGCGTATAGTAAAACATTTAGCAACGCACAAGATGATTTTGCTGGCATTGCAAATGCTATTTTGGCGTTCTTTAATGTTGATTTGCCAGATGAAGAAAGAGAAAAACTTAATCGCACGAGGGTTGTGTCGCTTATGGGCGAAAATAGTGACGCAAAATATATTTATAAAAAGTTAGATAGTTCGTCATTTAAGGCTTTGCAAGAGGCATTGAGGGGCGAATATTATGCGATAACGAATGTTCCAGATTTTACGGATTTGGCAAGCTATAATAAGTCTGGTAGCGCAATAGCGTTTAAAATGCTCGGTATTGAAAATATAAGACTTAATAAAACCGCTTATTTTGAGCAAGGCATGAGAAAAAGATGGGAAATTATATCGTCTTATATTGGCAAAAAATTTGAAATAAATCGTGAAGATATGGAATTTCACTTTTATAATAATTTGCCAGGAAATGTAACGGCTGACCTTGAATACGCTGATTTGGTTGATAGAGGAATGATGTCTAAAGAAACCGCTATGAAACGTATGGAAACAATAACTGACGTTGACGGTGAATTGAAACGAATTGAGAATGAAGCAAGACAAAAGGTTATTAATACTATTAAAGATATGGCTGGAATAGAAAGCGAGAAAGAAAGCAAAAAAACTGACCCCTCATACGAATTTACAATGTAGTTGACAAATATACATTTGTATAGTAGAATTGTATCGAAAGTGAGGGAATAATATGTGTGGATATGGAAATTCAAACGATAACGAATTAAAAATATATTTAGGTTGGTATGGTAGTTGTTTAAGTATGGATGGCGGTGTTTATAATCCGCAAAATAATGAATTTTATGATGAAAGCTCGGTTGATAAACAAACAATAATAGATAAAATAAAAGCAAAATATGATTATGACGGCTTTATTAATGCTATATTGGAGTGCATCAATAATGGCGAAGAGGGTTAATTATGATGCTCATAATTGCAGATAAAGACCCAAAGTTAGCGGTTGATTATCTTATTGAACATACTAATAAAAATTTTGTATTTAAGCAATTATTAGAATTAGGACAACTTGTTTCTTCTGCTGGTATTAGTGAAGTTTATAAGAAAATCAATCAAGGTAAAGAATTACAAGCATTTTGCATGCAATATATTGAATGGATTTATTATTATTACGAAAATCTTTGTGTATGGTGTAAAAATAATATTAAAATGCAACAACGAACAAAAACAAGAATAAGTGAGATAAGAGCAGATATTTTTATAAAATGTGAAGTGTATAAGAAAAAACATAAAATAATTGATAGTGGGCATAGAATTGGTTTTGAAATAGAATTAGCACCTATAATATATGATTTACCTACTGCTATTTTTCGCTATAAACAAGGTTATAAGAGCGTATATAAAAGTAATGTCGAGTTGCCTATTGATGTCGCAACAAAAGAATATAAAAAATATTTAGAGT